ATCCACTATTGTATTCTTCTTTACCACTTTGCTGGACTTCATAAAAATACTACTAACACTTACAACTATTGATTATGAAACTTTCTGATAAAACTCTTTCTGTTCTTAAGAACTTCTCTTCTATTAATCAATCTATTTTGTTTAAAGAAGGAAGTAAACTTCGCACAATTAGTGTGATGAAGAATATTCTTGCTGAAGCAACAATTACTGAAGAGTTTCCTCAAGATTTTGGTGTTTATGATTTGAACCAGTTTCTCAATGGATTGAATCTTCATCAAAATCCTGAACTTGATTTTGCTAATGATGGATATGTAGTTATCCGCGAAGGTAAAATGCGTTCAAAGTATTTCTTTGCAGATCCTAGCGTTATCATTACTCCTCCTGATAAAGCAATTAATCTTCCTAGTGAAGATGTTTGTTTTGAATTGAGTACTGAACAACTAGATAAACTCCTCAAGGCAGCAGCAGTTTATCAACTTCCTGACATCTCTGCCGTTGGTGAAGGTGGTGTTGTAAAACTGGTGGTTCGTGATAAGAAGAATGATACCTCCAATGATTTTGCAATCGTTGTTGGTGAAACTGACTCTGAGTTTGTTTTCAATTTTAAAGTTGAGAATATCAAAGTTCTTCCTGGAACTTATGAGGTAGTCGTATCTCAAAAACTTTTGTCACGGTTTACTTCCAAGAACCACGACCTCTGCTATTATATTGCTCTGGAACCTGATTCTACATTTGGATGAATATTTTCGCCACATCGCCATTTCCTGCGGAAAGTGCCATTTGCCTCCCCGACAAACACATTGTCAAGATGCCCCTAGAGTGCTGTCAGATGCTCTCTATCGTTGCCTCTGACAAATGGGGGCATGGATATGGAACCCTTCCTAAAGCAGATGGAACACCCTACAAGACAGAGAAGGGAGCATTCCGCAATCATCCCTGTACTAAATGGGCTATGGAGAATATTCATAATGCCTACTGGTTAATCAAGTGGGGATTGAATTTGTCCGATGAATACTGCCTGCGGTATAATAAAACTCACTCCTGTTATAAAACTCTTGTGGATGCATACTATTTGTTTCCCAAAGGTAAAATTACAGAAGTAACACCCTTTGCCCGTGCTATGCCAGATGAATATAAATTTGACACAAGCATTGACACTTTTACTGCTTACAAGATGTATATCGCATCCAAACCTTGGGTTGCATCTAATTATCTTCGTATGCCAAAACGAAAACCTGATTGGGTATGAAATATCAAAAAGGTGATGTTTTCCTTGACAAAGATACATGCAAGTTGTATATTTTTGACGGGAAAGAATGGTGGGAGATTGTCCCAAGTTCTTATTTAAAAAAACCTGATTGGATATAAACATTATGAGTCGTGATGAATTTTTGTGGGTTGAGAAGTATCGACCCAAAACAATTGAAGATTGTATCCTTCCAGATGCAACTAAAAAAACTTTTAAAGACTTTCTAGATAAAGGTGAGGTTCCTAATCTTCTTCTTTCGGGACCTGCTGGTTGTGGTAAAACAACCGTAGCAAAAGCACTCTGTAACGAATTGGGAGTAGATGTATATGTCATTAACGGATCCGATGAAGGTAGATTCCTTGATACTGTCCGAAACACTGCGAAAAACTTCGCTTCGACCGTCTCACTTTCGTCAACTGCTAAACACAAAGTCATCATTATTGATGAGGCAGATAACACAACCAACGACGTTCAACTCCTCTTACGGGCGTCTATTGAGGAGTTTAGTAACAATTGCAGATTCATTTTCACCTGCAACTACAAAAACAAAATCATTGAACCTCTCCACTCCCGATGCGCCGTTGTGGACTTCAATATCAAAGGGAAGGAGAAAGCCAACCTTGCTGCAGGTTTTTATGGACGCCTTCAAGACATCCTACAAAAAGAAGGTGTTGAATTCGATAACAAAGTTCTCATCGAACTTATTAACAAACATTTCCCCGATTGGCGACGAGTCCTCAATGAGTGCCAACGCTATTCGTCGGGAGGAGAAATCAACTCGGGTATTCTTGCAACTTTTAGTGATGTAAAGGTAAATGATCTCATCAAACATCTCAAAGACAAAAACTTCCCAGAAGTTCGTAAGTGGGTGGTCTCCAACCTGGACAACGATGCTTCTGACATTCTTCGCAGGGTTTATGACTCCGCTTATGATTGCTTACTTCCCCAGTCTATCCCTGCTGCCGTTCTTATTATTGCTAAGTATCAATACCAATGTGCGTTCGTGGCTGATCAGGAAATTAACATCCTAGCAGCATTAACTGAGATTATGATTGAGTGTGAATTCAAATGAGACATCAAGTAAAATCAAAGTGGTATTACATTTTCTGGGGTGCTATGGCAGTTGCCGTAGTAGGTGGTCAGATTTATGTTGGATCTGGTTATCGTGAGATGGCAGAAGCAACAAATGGTGCTGATATTCGTGTGACTTGTGAGGTTTATGATCCATACCCACCAATGAATACAGGTAATAAAACTGGAGAGTTTGAATGAAATCTCTTAAGACGCCTTTACGCTACCCTGGCGGTAAGTCCCGTGCTTGTGAGAAAATGTGTCCTTACTTCCCAGACCTTCGTAACTATGATGAGTTTCGTGAACCCTTTCTTGGAGGAGGAAGTGTTGCGATTTATATCACCAAGAAATATCCCTCGTTAAATATTTGGGTGAATGATTTGTACGAACCTCTTGTAAACTTCTGGCAGCAACTGCAGATGTTTGGGGTTGATATTAAGGATAGGTTGGTAGAGTTAAAGACGGCAAACAATACTCCCGAGTTGGCAAAAGATTTATTCCTTTCCTCCAAGGAGAAAGTCAATGACCAAGATGTGCCTAGCATTGATCGTGCTGTGGCTTTCTATGTTGTCAATAAGTGCAGTTTTAGTGGTCTCACAGAGAGTTCATCATTTTCACAACAGGCAAGCGTATCCAACTTCAGTATGCGCGGGATTGAAAAGTTGCCTGAGTATTCTACGCTAATCTCAAAATGGCGTATAACTAATTACTCATACGATTATCTGTTGGATGGAGACACTGCTGCTTTTGTGTATCTTGATCCTCCTTATGATATTAAGGATAATCTCTATGGGCGTAAGGGATCAATGCACAAAGGATTTGATCACGATAAGTTTGCTGCCGATTGTGATTTTTGTTATCCTATGCATCAATTAATTAGTTACAATTCTGATCAACTTGTAAAGGATAGATTTAAGAATTGGAACGCCGCTGAATTTGATTTGACTTATACCATGCGTTCTGTTGGTGAATATATGCGCGAGCAAAAAGAAAGGAAAGAACTTTTATTATTTAATTATGGAACTGAAGGACTGGTTAAATTCAATTAATCTTACAAAAGAAGATTTATCTGAGAATATTAAGGAATATCCACCCTACATTATCAACCGTTGTCTGTCGGGACATATTGATTGTGTGATGTATGCAAATGAAATGAATATACATCATCATCTTTCCAAGGATATGCAATATTCGTTTTATCTAAATAGTCTTAGGAAACGGAAGAGATTTTCTCCCTGGCTCCGCAAGGATAAAGTCACAGACTTAGAATGTATAAAACAATACTATGGATATAGTAATGAAAAGGCATCGCAAGCTCTGAAAATCCTGACACCAGAACAAATTACTTTCATCAAACAACGACTTGATATTGGAGGAAAAAAATGACTACTACGGTAGAACCTACTGTTGAATGGTCTCAAGACCAAATGGTAGAAGTAATTCTTAATGAACCTGATGACTTTTTGAAAGTGCGTGAAACTTTGACTCGTATCGGAGTTGCATCGAGAAAGGAGAAAAAACTCTATCAATCTTGCCATATCTTGCATAAGCAAGGTAGATACTTTATTGTTCATTTTAAAGAGCTATTTGCTCTCGATGGCAAACATGCCAATCTTACGGTAAATGATGTACAACGTCGTAATCGTATTGTAAAACTACTTGCTGATTGGGGACTGATTACAGTTGTAAAACCTGATAGTGTAAATGATATCGCACCACTCAATCAAATCAAAGTCCTTGCATATAAGGACAAGGGGGATTGGATTCTGGAGCAGAAGTATAATATTGGTAAGAAGGGTAAAACTGTAGAAGCGGAATAAATAATTCTGTGCCATTCGTGCGGCACTCTACAAAAGTCGGAACACCCTAAAAAGAGGTTGGGTTTTTACCCCTCCTCTTTTTTTCGTATCTTGTATAATTAGTAATGGATGCCGTAAGGGTCCACACAACACAAACTCGCTTTTTTAAGGAGCTACCATAATGAACATCGCAAGATATAGTGCTGCGGATCTTCCTGCTTTAATGGATAAGATTACAAAAAACAGCATTGGAATGGACGAGTACTTTGATCGTCTGTTTAACCTTCATGAAACTACAACAAACTACCCTCCGTATAACTTGGTGCAAATAAATAATGTGGAATCTCACTTGGAAATTGCACTGGCGGGATTCAAGAAAGGAGAGGTTTATGTTTTCACGGAGTATGGAAAACTTTTTGTCGAAGGACAAAAAGAAGATACAGAGTCGGAACGGACGTTTATCCACAAGGGAGTGGCTAGCAGAAGTTTTAAACGAGCGTGGACTCTATCCGACGACACAGAAGTCAGGGAAGTTGTATTCGAAGACGGACTTCTACGGATCGTACTTGGGAAAATAGTCCCAGAGCATCATGCACGAAAGGATTATCTCTAAATAAAAATAAAAATGAAAACTTTCGATGAGTTTCAACAAATCGCTTATTATGGAGCAGTTCCTCATACTGTCTATTCTCAAGGAAAGTCTAAAAAAATTCCAAGTGGAAAAGCAGTTCCTGTAAGAAGTCGCTCAAGTGCTGGTGGAAATGGTGATGGTGGTAATGGCGGCGGTGGAGATGGTGGAGAATAAATAGATTTGAATATCGTCGGCGCGAGGAGCACCTGGCAAAATCCAGGTTGACTCCTCCTTTTTTTATTGGTAAAATGTATGGAGGTATGAGGCAACAATGACGATTAAACTTTTGCTATTGAAATCGGGAGAAGATATTATTTCCGATATTCAAGAAATGGTTGCTGGAGAAAATGAAGAACGTAGAGTGATTGGATATCTTCTCAGCAAACCATGTATCATCAAAATTAGAGATTCTCAGGTTTTGACTGAAGAAACAGAAGTAACACAAAAATCAGCATTTCAAGTATCTCTTTATCCATGGATGCCATTGTCTGCTGATAAAATTATTCCCGTTCCTGCTGATTGGGTTGTTACCATTGTAGAACCAAAAGATAAACTTAAAGAAATGTACGTGGAGGACGTATTGAGTCATGGACAAGAAAATGATCAAAGTGCTAGTACTGATGAACAATCAAATTCTGATAACTCAGATTGAAGAAGTTGGTGCTGATATTGGAGAACCAGATTGTAAATTGGTTAAACCATTCGTTGTAACTAAAGATAAGACACTAGAACCTTTTCTTTCTGATTACACAAAGCAAGATACATTTATGATGAGTTCGGAAAAGATTCTTACACTTGTAGATCCAACTCCAACTCTACTTGAAAAATATGAGGACTTGATTAAAGAATGACACAACGTTTCTATACTAATGTTCAGTTGATTGGGAATCAGTTTTTGGTTCGTGGCGTAGAGAATGGTAAAAGATTTGAGACAAGGGATGAGTTTTTCCCAACTCTTTTTGTGAAGACTAAAAAAGATTCTAAGTATAGAACATTAAGTGGAGAAAAGGTTGAACCAGTTAAACCTGGCACTGTTCGGGATTGTCGTGAGTTTTATAGTAAGTATGAAGGCGTAGATGGATTTGAAATCTACGGTAACGACAGGTATATCTATCAGTATATCTCTGAGAAGTATCCAGAGGATGAAATTAAGTTTGATATTAGTAAAATCAAACTTGTAACTCTGGATATTGAGGTTGCCTCTGAAGAGGGATTCCCTGATGTGGAATCTTGCTCTGAAGAGATTCTTGCAATCACTATTCAGGACTATACAACAAAGGAAATTATTACTTGGGGTGTTAAACCTTTCAAGCATAATCGTAAGGACTTGACGTATCATCACTGTCCTTCCGAGTATGAGTTGTTGAGTCATTTCATCAACTATTGGATGGTGAATGTACCTGATGTGATTACTGGATGGAACATTCAGTTGTATGATATTCCTTATATCTGTAAGCGACTTAATCGTGTTCTTGGTGAGAAACTAATGAAGCGATTCTCTAATTGGGGACTTGTGACAGAAGGTGAAACATATATCAAAGGTAGAAAGCACACTACTTTTGATGTGGGCGGTTTGACTCAACTTGACTATCTTGATTTGTATAAGAAGTTTACCTACACAAATCAGGAATCATATCGTCTTGATTATATTGCTGAAGTAGAGTTGGGACAGAAAAAACTAGATCACTCTGAGTTTGATACCTTCAAAGACTTCTATACTCAAGGTTGGCAGAAGTTTATTGAGTACAACATCGTTGACGTGGAACTTGTTGATCGATTGGAAGACAAGATGAAACTGATTGAGTTAGCATTGACGATGGCATATGACGCTAAAGTGAATTATGCCGATGTGTTTTATCAGGTTCGTATGTGGGATAATATTATCTACACCTATTTGAAGAAAAGGGATATTGTTATTCCTCCAAAGAATAAGACGCAGAAAGATGAAAAGTATGCTGGTGCTTATGTAAAAGAACCAATTCCTGGAATGTATGATTGGGTGGTGAGTTTTGACTTGAACTCACTATATCCACACCTGATTATGATGTACAACATCTCACCAGAAACTCTTGTGGAAGAAAAGCACCCAACAGTTTCGGTAGATAAAATCCTGAATCAAAGTCTTAACTTTGAACTCTATAAAGACTATGCGATTTGTGCCAATGGCGCAATGTATCGCAAAGACGTGCGTGGATTCCTTCCCGAACTGATGGAGAAGATTTATAATGAACGTGTAATCTTCAAAAAGAAGATGCTTGCGGCAGAGCAAGAGTATGAGAGGACAAAGAATAAGGAACTTGTAAAAGAGATTGCCCGCTGTAATAACATTCAGATGGCACGTAAGATTCAATTGAACTCTGCTTATGGTGCGATTGGTAATCAGTATTTCCGTTATTACAAACTTGCAAATGCTGAAGCGATTACTCTCTCTGGACAGGTTTCTATTCAGTGGATTATGAATCGTGTAAATTCATACCTAAACAAAGTTCTTAAAACGGATGATGAAGATTATGTTATTGCTTCTGATACTGACTCTCTTTATATCAATATGGGTCCTTTGGTTGAGACTGTATACAAGGGAAGAGAGAAAACTACTGAAGGCATTGTCACGTTCCTTGATAAGATCTGTCAGATGGAACTCGAAAAGTATATTGAAGGTTCTTACCAAGAATTGGCTGACTACGCAAACGCATACGAACAGAAAATGATTATGAAGCGTGAGTGTATTGCTGAACGTGGTATTTGGACTGCGAAGAAGCGTTACATTCTTAGTGTTTGGGATAGTGAAGGTGTTCGCTATGAGAAACCAAAACTTAAAATCAAAGGTATTGAAGCAATTAAGTCTTCTACTCCAGCGCCTTGCCGTAAAATGCTCAAAGAATCTTTTGGTATTATGATGAGTGGAACCGAGGACGATATGATTAGTTTCATTGATAAATGCAGACAGGAGTTTAAAAAACTTCCAGCAGAAAATATTTCATTCCCTCGCTCTGCATCTGATGTTCAGAAGTATCAATCTTCGTCAGACATTTATGTAAAGGGAACTCCCATTCACGTTCGTGGAGCACTTTTGTTTAATCACTATATTAAGAAGAACAAACTTACTAATAAGTATTCTGCCATTCAAAATGGTGAGAAGATCAAGTTTGTTTATCTTAAGAAACCAAATACGATTCATGAGAATGTCATTTCATTTATTCAAGATTTTCCAAAGGAACTCAATCTTGACAAATACATAGACTATGACTTACAATTTGAGAAAGCATTTCTCGAACCACTCAAGATTATTCTTGATTCTATTGGGTGGAGTGTAGAAAAAACCGTAAACCTTGAACTATTTTTTGCTTAATGGATTTGCCTATTAACGATGAAGAACTGAATACTATTATTAATGCAATGACTCTTGGTGGAGACACTGCATTGTTTCAAAAACTCAAACTAGTAAAGGAACTAAGAGAGCAAGGTTTACCTTATAAAAAAATACTTCGTGAACAGTATGGGATGGTAGCGTGATGATTAAAGTAAAATATAAACTTAAAGAGCATTCAAATACAACACTCTTTAAGTTCTTTAAAACTAAAGAACAGGTGGAGATGTTTAAGTCTCAAAACCCACATTATATTTTTGAGTGATTTATGGACTTTCTGAAAGATATTGTAAAAGAGATTGGTGATGACTTTACTAAGTTAGCATCAGATATTGACGAAACAGAGACTTATGTTGACACGGGTTCATACGTTTTTAATGCACTGGTTTCAGGTAGCATATTTGGTGGTGTATCTGGGAATAAGATTACTGCTATTGCTGGAGAGTCTTCTACTGGAAAGACTTTCTTCTCACTCGCTGTTGTTAAGAATTTTCTTGA